TACAGAAATGACTTGCTATTATTCTCGTTTAGAGTGATATATGTAATACCAAAACAAAACCACACTAAATGGAGGATGAGAACATGAAAGAAATCAAAGCATTTGAAGAAGCCAAAGCAGCTGGCGCAAGTTTTAAGGAATCTGGAATAAACAGCACCATGTACTGGGCTTACGAAAGAAGCAAGGAAGCAGGAAACGACACCATCGACTTTTCTGAGGTCATTTGGGATTACGACATTGAACCCATTGTCAAAGCTTGCAGAGCGTACGGAATTGATCACATCACTATTTCAAGCACCTTCTCAGGGCTGATCACAACACTTGCCGAACTTGAAAAGCAAGGCTGCAGGATGGATGGACTTACCAAGGTTAAGACAAGCTACACCGACTGGCAAACCAGTGAAAAGCAAATTTTACCTGCAATCTTGGTTAGGATTTAAGGGGGTTAGACCATGTGGAGAAAAGGCAAAATTGAAGTCGAAAAGAGAACCATTCATTACTGGATCAAAAGCTTTGACTTAGGCTCCCCTTACGGCATTGATGAGGGTAGAATATCAAAACTGATGCTAAAGCGTGATGACCAAATCATTGCAAACTTTGATAGAGGCTGGGACATTGAACCCATCGACGCCAATGCGCAAGCTGCACTTGAAATATTCATGAAGGAATACAATTAACAACAAGATAAAAACGCATAGCGGAATAGGGCTGCATAGCTCTTTTCCTCGTTACAGAAGACCTTAGGGTCTATTTTTTATGTCTTTTTAAAGGAGGTGTCCGCATATCCGAAAACTTAAGAAGTATAAACCAACCTCTTACATGGCGAAGGATTCCCATTACAGTAAGGAGATGGCGGACTATGCAGTAGGTTTTATTGAATGTCTCTCCCACACTAAAGGAACCTGGGCAGGAAAGCCCTTTGAACTTATAGATTGGCAAGAGCAAATCATCCGGGATTTATTTGGAACCATAAAACCAAATGGCTATCGTCAATTTAATACTGCTTATGTAGAGATACCAAAGAAGATGGGAAAAAGTGAGCTTGCGGCGGCTGTTGCCCTGCTCTTAACCTGTGGAGATAACGAAGAGCGTGCTGAGGTTTATGGCTGTGCTGCAGATCGTAACCAAGCCTCCATCGTTTTTAACGTGGCAGCAGATATGGTGCGAATGTGCCCTGCCTTATCCAAGCGGGTAAAGATTCTCGACTCACAGAAAAGACTGATCTACCAACCCACCGGAAGTATTTATCAAGTGCTTTCAGCGGATGTTGGAAACAAACACGGCTTTAACACCCATGGGGTTGTCTTTGATGAGCTCCATACTCAACCTAACCGAAAACTTTATGATGTTATGACTAAAGGTAGTGGTGATGCCAGGATGCAGCCCTTGTACTTCCTTATCACCACGGCCGGAGATAATCAAAACAGCATCTGCTGGGAGGTTCATCAGAAAGCTCTAGACATCATGGCAGGAAGAAAGAACGACCCTACCTTTTACCCTGTCATTTATGGTGCAGATCTTGAAGATGACTGGTCTGACCCAAAGGTATGGAAGAAAGCAAACCCATCCCTTGGCATCACTGTCAGCATGGATAAAGTAAAAATGGCTTACGAGTCAGCAAGACAAAATCCTGCTGAAGAAAACAGCTTCAGGCAGCTTCGACTCAATCAATGGGTTAAGCAGGCTATCCGGTGGATGCCTATGGATAAATGGGATGCCTGTGCTTTTCCAGTTAATCCAGAAAGCCTTAAGGGCCGCATCTGTTATGGTGGTCTGGACTTATCTTCATCCACTGACATTACAGCCTTCGTACTGGTCTTCCCTCCACAGGATGAAGATGACAAGTATGTGGTTCTTCCATACTTCTGGATACCTGAGGACAGCATCGACCTTAGGGTTAGACGGGATCATGTTAATTATGATGTGTGGGAAAAACAAGGCTTCCTTCTGACCACCGAAGGTAACGTGGTCCACTACGGCTACATTGAGACATTCATTGAGGAACTTGGAATGAAATATAACATCCGTGAGATCGCCTTTGACCGCTGGGGAGCAGTTCAGATGACACAGAACCTAGAGAATTTAGGATTCACAGTCGTTCCTTTTGGACAGGGCTTCAAAGACATGTCCCCGCCAACAAAAGAATTAATGAAGCTGACATTAGAAGAAAAAATCGCTCACGGTGGTCACCCTGTACTCCGCTGGATGATGGACAACATTTTTATTAGAACTGATCCTGCTGGTAACATCAAAGCAGACAAAGAGAAATCCACTGAAAAGATTGACGGTGCTGTAGCTACAATCATGGCACTTGACCGAGCGATTCGATGTGGTGGAGAAACCGGTAATTCTGTTTATGATGAGAGAGGTCTTATTTTCTTTTAATTCCATTTCCCTATGGTATAATAAATACAATAGGCTGAAATTAATTGCAGACAAGTATATATTTGAAGTAACTATAGATGTTGATTTGAGGAGTAAAGCGTATGAAAACTATTTCAAAAAAAGATATTAACATAGCTTCTGGTTTGGTTGTTCTGATTGGGATTTCAGTAGTGGGCGGATTTATTAAATGGCCATTTTTAATCTTGGCTGGTATACTTACGTTTTCCTATATCCTATTTGATAGACAAAGATTACGATGTCCAAACTGTGGTGGTTTTGAAAATCTTGATAGATTAAGCTATGCAAAAAATCATGTACATCATTGTAGGCATTGTGGAGAACGGATCAATATTTCACAATAATTTTATTGCTGCATGCAATTTATATTATATGACCTAACACTATCGTGAGTTTAATAATATCAATATTTAAGCATCTCAGATGAGGTGCTTTTTTCATGCCCATTTTAAGGAGAGTGATGTCCATGGGAATATTGCAAGGAATATTTAAGGCACGTGATAAGCCTAAAGACGCTCTTAGTGGAAGCCGCTATAGTTTCTTTTTTGGAAGTACTAGTGCTGGTAAGCCAGTCAATGAGCAAACCGCCATGCAAATGACAGCGGTATACAGCTGCGTGAGAATCTTATCGGAGACCTTGGCTGGTCTACCACTTCATGTGTATAAGTACAATGATTCAGGTGGCAAGGAGAAGAACCTAAAACACCCTTTATACAAGTTGCTCCACGATGAACCAAATCCTGAGATGACTTCCTTTGCGTTTAGAGAGACGCTGATGAGTCATCTTTTATTATGGGGAAATGCCTATGCTCAGATTATTAGAAATGCACGAGGTGAAGTGATCTCCCTGTACCCATTAATGCCAAACAAAATGACTGTCGATCGCGATTCAAGTGGTCGGCTTTTCTATTTGTACCAGCGTGGCAATGAGGATGTCCCTACTCTCGGTAGAGACAATCAAGTGTATCTTTCACCATCAGACGTCCTTCATATCCCCGGACTTGGCTTTGATGGACTAGTGGGCTATTCACCCATAGCCATGGCGAAAAACGCTGTAGGACTTGCCATTGCTACGGAGGAATATGGAGCTAAGTTTTTTGCTAATGGAGCTTCACCGGGTGGCGTCTTAGAACACCCAGGTACTATCAAGGACCCTGCAAGGATTAAAGAATCCTGGAATGCAGCTTATCAAGGAAGTGGTAATGCCCACCGGGTGGCTGTTCTTGAAGAAGGTATGAAGTATCAACCTATTGGCATTTCTCCTGAACAGGCACAGTTCCTTGAAACCAGAAAGTTTCAGATCAATGAGATCGCTCGTATCTTTAGAGTGCCCCCTCATATGCTTGCTGACCTTGAGAAGTCATCCTTTAGTAACATCGAACAGCAATCACTTGAGTTTGTAAAATACACCCTTGATCCATGGGTGGTCCGCTGGGAACAGTCCATGTGTAGGGCGCTTCTCATGGAAAGCGAGAAACCTAATGTCTTTATTAAGTTTAATGTGGATGGTCTTCTTCGTGGTGACTATGTAAGCCGTATGAGCGGTTATGCCACTGCAAGGCAGAACGGTTGGATGAGCGCCAATGATATCAGAGAGTTAGAAAATCTGGATAGAATTCCAGAATCCTTGGGTGGCGACCTCTATCTCATCAATGGGGCCATGACAAAATTACAGGACGCAGGCGCGTTCGCAAATATCAAAGAAACGGAGGAACCTAAATGAAGAAGTTTTGGAACTGGGCGCGTGATGAAGACACTGGCGTCCGAACACTCTACCTAGACGGCGTTATTGCCGAAGACTCATGGTTTGACGATGATGTCACCCCTAAGGCATTTAAAGCAGAGCTTACTGCCGGTGAGGGTGACATTGTTATTTGGCTCAATTCTCCAGGAGGTGATTGCATTGCTGCTAGTCAGATTTACACCATGCTGATGGATTATAAGGGCACTGTTACCGTAAAGATCGATGGCATTGCAGCTTCAGCCGCCTCTGTCATCGCCATGGCGGGGACAACGGTACTCATGGCACCAACTGCCCTGATGATGGTCCACAATCCCCTTACAGTGGCCATTGGTGACAGTGAAGAAATGAAAAAAGCCATCGCCATGCTTTCTGAAGTTAAAGAGAGCATCATCAATGCCTATGAAATCAAGACAGGTCAATCAAGAACAAAGCTCTCCCACCTTATGGATGCTGAAACCTGGCTCAATGCAAAGAAGGCCATCGAGCTTGGCTTTGCTGATGGCATCTTGGAGGATGAAAAGAAAAGAAATCAGACTGAGGATTTCACCTATGCCTTTAGTCGCAGAGCTGTTACCAACTCCCTGCTGGATAAGGTAAAACCCAAACTACCAAAAGAGAATACTGGCACCCCAATCGAGTCGCTGGAAAAGCGGCTTTCTTTGATTCAACACTAAATTTTAGGAGGAAAACACTATGAATAAAATTCTTGAACTGCGTGAAAAAAGAGCAAAATCCTGGGAAGCTGCTAAAGCATTCCTGGATACCAAAAGAGGTACAGATGGAATTGTATCCGCTGAAGATACTGCAACCTATGAAAAAATGGAAGCAGATGTGGTTGCCCTGGGCAAAGAGATCGATCGTCTGGAAAAGCAGGAAGCCCTAGATCGTGAACTTTCAAAGCCACTTAACACACCGCTTACCGGAAAACCTATCTTCCAAGGTATGGAATCTAAAGGCGGAAGAGCCTCTGCAGAATACCAGAAAGCCTTCTGGAATGCCATGAGAACCCGTGCTGGTGAAGGGCTTGATCCAGTGATTAAGAACGCACTACAGATTGGCACTGACACGGAAGGTGGTTACCTTGTACCAGATGAGTTCGAGCGTACCCTCATTGAAGCCCTGGATGAAGAGAATATCTTCAGAAAGCTGGCCAACGTCATCTCCACTTCTTCTGGTGACCGTAAGATTCCTGTGGTAGCTTCCAAAGGCACTGCTTCTTGGATTGATGAAGAAGGTGCCATTCCTGAAAGCGATGATAGTTTTGGACAGGTTTCCATTGGTGCTTACAAGCTAGGTACCATGATCAAGGTGTCTGAAGAGCTTCTTAATGACAGTGTCTTCAATCTTGAAAACTACATCGCTAGGGAGTTTGCAAGACGTATCGGTAACAAGGAAGAAGATGCCTTTTTCACAGGAGATGGTTCTGGTAAGCCTACAGGTATCCTTGCTACCACTGGCGGAGCACAAATCGGTGTAACCGCTGCAAGTGCTACTGCGATTACCATTGATGAGATTTTGGACCTCTTCTACTCTCTTAAATCGCCTTACAGAAATAAGTCCGTGTTCGTTATGAACGATGCCACCATTAAGGCAATTAGGAAGCTGAAAGATGGTCAGGGTCAGTATATCTGGCAGCCTTCACTTCAGGCTGGAACACCAGATACCATTCTGAACAGACCTGTTTACACTTCATCCTACGTTCCTACCATCGCTGCATCTGCAAAGTCCATCATCTTCGGTGACTTTGGCTACTACTGGGTAGCGGATCGTCAAGGCAGAGTATTCAAGAGACTTAATGAGCTCTATGCAGCCACTGGCCAGGTAGGTTTTGTAGCCACTCAGCGTGTGGATGGAAAGCTGATTCTGCCTGAAGCCATCAAAGTGCTTCAGCAGAAAGCGTAATGGAGGTGTCCTATGAGTTATAACACAAAGAACTTTACCGAACAGGGCGGCGAAAAAACCGTTATTGGTGGAACTCTTGAAATCAAGGATGGGGCGGTCGTTACTGGCCTCCCTGTTCTTGACAATCAAGCTGCAAGTACTGCTGCCACAGTAGAAGATTTGGTAACGGATTTTAATGCCCTCCTCACCAAACTTAAGGCTGCAGGGCTTATGATTTCAGACTAATGAAAGGATGGTGGCGGTATGACACTCCTGGAAAAAGTAAAAGCAAATCTTATTCTTGATCACTCGGCTGATGATGAACTACTTGAGATGTACATCACCGCCGCTACCCGGTATGCAGAAAGCTATCAGCATCTTCCTGAAAACCACTACGTGGAAGCAGTTATGCCAGCCACCACACAGCAAGCCATCATTATGCTGTCATCCCACTTTTATGAATCCAGGGACGGCAGCACCGGTGGTTTTTTCTCAGATAATGTTCAGGCTGGACAGCAGGTGTGGAATACAGTCAATCTCCTGCTGCGGCTTGATCGGGATTGGAAGGTGTAGTTATGAGCTTTGGGAAAATGAATACCTTTATCGATATTGTAGAAAGCGTCACCATTAAAGATTCTGAAGGATTTAAAACTGAAGTTGATAACATTGTAGCTTCTGTCAGGGCTTATCGCGAAGGTCGGCATGGCAATGAGAAGTGGGCAAATAGAGCATCCTTTTCTGAAGCCACAGACCTTTTTCGTTTTCGAGATATCCCTGGATTAACTGTAACGACATCCATGGTGCTCATTCATGGTGATAAAAGATTTGAAATCACATCTGTTGAGGATGTGAAAGGCCGGGGGATGTATATTGAAGTACTGGCCAAGGAGGTGGTTCCAAGTGGCTAAAGGAACTATGAAAATGCCTGATGAGTTTCTAATGAAGCTTACAAAACTTGGTGATAAGACCGATGAGATTGTCTCTAAAGTCTTAGAAGCTGGCGGCGAGGTTGTTCTTGATAAAGTAAAAGCCAACCTTAAAGGTGTTATCGGAAATGAAACCAAAGAAAAAAGCCGTTCTACCGGTGAGCTGGTTTCCTCCCTTGGCCTCTCTCCCACTAAGCTAGACCGAAATGGAAACTTCAATGTCAAGGTTGGTTTCAATGAGCCTCGTGGTGATGGAGATGCCAATGCTAAGATTGCAAATATCCTTGAATACGGTAAATCAGGTCAGCCACCTAAACCCTTCTTGAAGCTCGCAAAGTCCGCATCTCGGAAGGCATGCATTGAAACTATGAAATCAGAACTGGATAAGGAGATTGAAAAGATATGAGTTTACTTGCAGATTTAAATCTCATACTGGCTCCCTTTGATATCCCTGTGGAAACAGGAGTGTTCTCTGATGTGCCTCCCGATGAATATCTGGTCATTACGCCTATGTCAGACAGACTGGATCTCTTCGTGGATAACGAGGCTTATATGATTGTTTCAGAGGCAAGACTGTCCCTTTTTACAAAGAAGAATTATAACAAGCGAAAAAAGGAACTGACTAAAGCCCTGCAATCTGGAGGGATAACCATCACGGATAGACAGTATGTAGGTTACGAACACGACACTAAATTTCATCATTACGCCATTGACGTAATGAAAGAATATGAAACGGAGGAAGAATAAATGGCAACAATCGGATTGGATTCTCTATATTATGCCAAGATCACAGAAGATCAAAACGGCATTGAAACCTATGGCACCCCTAAAGTACTGGCTAAAGCCATGACTGCAGAACTGAGCATTGAGCTCATTGAAGCCATTCTCTACGCAGATGACGGTGCCAGCGAGGTGGTCAAAGAATTTAAAAGTGGTGCCCTGACACTCGGTATTGATGATATCGGATCATTGGTAGCACAGGATTTGACAGGGTGTAAAATCGACAGTAATAATGTGGTGGTTTCAAGAAGTGAAGATGGTGGTAGCCCTGTGGCAGTTGGGTTTCGTGCCAAGAAAGCCAATGGAAAGTATCGCTATTTTTGGCTTTACAGGGTTATTTTCTCTGTTCCTGCCACAAGTCTTGCCACCAAAGGCGATTCCATTACATTTAGCAGTCCCACCATAGAAGGAACCGTCTTTAGAAGAAACAAACTAGACGGAGAAAGCAAACATCCTTGGAAAGCGGAAGTTACTGAAGGAGATAATGGTGTAGCGGCATCAACAATTACAAGCTGGTTCACATCCGTTTATGAACCAGACTTCACAGCCGTAACCCCAACCATTACCATCACAACCCAGCCAGCAAGCTTAAGTGAAGTAACCGCAGGAAGCATTACTGGAAGCCTTTCTGTTGTGGCAAATTCCAACACCTCAAACCCTGTAACCTATCAGTGGTTTGAAAATACCATCGATAGCACCACTGGCGGTACTGCCATTAATGGAGAAACTTCTGCGAGTTTTGATATACCAACAGACCTGCTGGCAGACACTTACTACTATTACTGTGTTTTAAGCTCTAGTGGTGCAGAAAATGTGAC